ATGCGGGGCAGCACGGTCAGCAGGGAATCAACATCCGACTGGCACAGATCAGCCAGGCGCACGCCGCGCAGACTACCGGCATTCGGCTTAATCAGCTCCACGCTTTTGATTTCGGTTTCGCCGCGCAGCAGCGGGGTTTCAAACTCAACAACGTTATCTTTCTTTTCCATGATGGTTCTCTGTTCACTGTCGTCAGGTAAAGCCAGCGGCGGGCGCTGGCGTCAGGGTTTATACCAGGCCGAGGTTTTTACGGCGCTGTTCAAGGCGGTCAACGCCGTTAACCTTCTCCACCATGTTGATGGTGTCGATTTCGATCAGCTCTTTGCCGTTAAAAGTCAGCTTGTAATAGGTGTTTTTACTGGTGATTTTTGTTTCGGTGTCTTCGCCCTGTTTGGCTTCGCCGAAATCAAACGACTGATGCTTACCGCGCACCTCAATCTCTACCGCGATTTCCTCGCCGGTATCGTCGCGCTGGTATGAGCCGGTAAAGCGCAGGGGAATGTCAGACGCACCCCACTGCGTGAGTACCAGCTCATCAATACCGCCAATGCTCCACTCAACATCGAGCGCGTCATCTTCCAGACCGTTATCAATGAAGGCCGCGCCACTCATGCCGCCCGCGCGGAACGGGTCGAGCTTGCGCGCCAGCTTCGGCAGGGTCACGGCGGTGACGACGCCCTGATAGCTGTTGGCGTTGTTGAAAAGGTTCATGCCCTTTAGTTTGCGTGGCAGTGCCATTTATCCGGCTCCTCAGCTGTTCACGGATGCGGCGAAGTTCGCCAGATAGGTGTCGGTAATGCGCTGGCGCAGGGTTAAATCTTCCAGCGGCGGAACCGGCGTATAGTCGTAATCGATAAAGAGCTTGCCCGCCTTCAGGGTGTCTTTATCGTTGGCGCTTTCGTCATACCAGGCTGATGCCCCCAGCAGATAACCGGCGTTAACCAGCTCGCGGAATTTCGCATTGATGCCCGCTATAATCTCGCGCACCAGAACCGGCGTCAGCGGCTTATCAACCGCCCACATGTGCGCCTCGGCCATCGTGTCGGCCAGCACCTGCGCGGTGCGGGTGTAGTTCTCAAACTGAAACAGCGGGTCATCACTGCAGGTGCGGTTGCCCCAGAAGCGGAAACCGTCTTTACGGATCAGCGTGGTGACGTCGGCCTCGTTGAGCAGGTCGGCGTCGGTGCCGGTCTGCTGCAGATCCCAGAACACGGATGCAGAAATGCCGGTCACGCCGTTGACGCCGACGTTAGACAGGGTTTTATGCCAGCCTGTGTCGTTGTCGATTTTTGCGCGCAGGCCCAGCGCGCGCGCGGTTGCAAAGGCGGTATCGGATTTGCTCGTCGTGGTGTTCCACGCGATAAAGTCCGGCCAGATAACCATGATTTCACGCTGGCTGAAGTTCTGGCGGTAAAGACGGGCTTCGGAAATGGTTTTACATTCCCATGCTGACACGTAGGCAAAGGCGCGCAGCTGCTGCGCAATGCTGGCAAGCGCGGTTGCCACCGCCATTGAATCCAGCCCCGGCACGCCGAGGATGCGCGGTTTAACATCGAGCTGGGTCTGCGCGGCGAGCAGCGCTTTCATGCCGGTATACTGGCCGTTTTCATCCGTGCCGCCGATGATATTGGACGTGGTTTCGGCTTCGTCGGCTCCTTCAGCGACGCGCACGACGACGGTCACGGGTTTTGACTGGTCAGCAATGGCCTGCAGCGCAGCAGCAAGCGTGCCTTTTTTACCGGCCTTGCCGACAGCTGCCTGCACGTTGGTGATAAGTACCGGCGTATTGAGCGGGAAAGTTGCCGCGTCCGCATCCTGCGCGGTGCAGACCATGCCGACGATTGCGGTTGATAAGGTTGTAATGGTGCGCGTGCCGTCGTTGACTTCGACGACGCGGACACCGTGATGATAATCAGACATCTGATGCACTCCGTTTTGAGGGTGTGCTCAGGGTGTCAGGTCAGTAAAAAGCGTGCATGCGGTTGCAGTTTGCTCATCAATGAGCAAACAGGATTTAACTGTCAGAGAAAATTCAGATACGATCGCGAAACGGCATAATTTTCAAATAGAGTATGAGGAGCGGGAATTTGAAAGCAGGGAAAAATATAATTGATAATTGGGTTAAAAAGGACTTAAGGCTTGAAATTCTTTACCGAATCATTTCATGGTCTTTATTTACCATAGCTACATATGTCTTTAGCTCATACAAGTCCGACTTCTCGGTTTTAAACTACTATAAAAGTTACACTCCAACCCCGCTATCGATTTTAAATGCTTTTTTGCCACTAATAATAATGCTCACTGCAATTTCAATTATGTTTAAAGACATGGATATTAAGCAGGGTGGAATCTGGAGTCAGGAGCAATGGCTGGGCATTTTCGGAGCTTTTTTTTGCAAAGTAAGTTCTGAAATTATGCTTTGGATTACAGGGATAAGTTATGGCTTGATTTTTATAACGTTGATCACAGTTGTAAGGGTTATTTCATATGAAGGATTACCTAAAGGCAATGAGCTGATCAAAATATATTTTTTTGTTTCACTTTTTGTTATCATTTTCTTATTAGGGAGTTGTGCCTACATTCTTATTCGTCATGAAAAAGGGTTAATCCGTTCGACTTTTTCCGAAGTACGTTTCATACCAATACTTTGCACTCTCGCGACTCTTTTCGCCATTGGGATATTCTACATAGGCTTTTAAAAAATGAGCCCGCCGGGCTCATTAGCATTAAGGTTTCTCGGGCCAGTCTATATAAGGTGCTCCCGAAAGATCTTTATCCTGAACAGTCTGAATGTACTTCATCCATGCGGTAAGTGAAGCTTTATCTGACTCAGTGATTATCCCGAGCAGCAGTTGCGTTTGCCATGCCTGAGTGATGCTGTTTGCTTCGCCAATCAGTGCGGCTTGCTTTTCTCTGGCTTCTCTGTTGCTTGCCGCTTTCTCTTCTGCCCGATCAGTCACCCATTTTTCACCATCCCATTTATCCCAGGCAGTTGCAGGTTTTAGCGGTGTAGTATCTGCCGGGTAATCACCCGGTACGTTAATTACCACTGCTGCGCCGTCAGTAACTGAGTAAACCGTTTTCCCGCGATGATCGGCCATAGCCGTCCAGACTCCATCCTGATAAATCGCTACGCGCCCGGCTTCAGTAACGGGCGGTGCGGTGATGCAGGCATTAGCGGGAAGGCCAACACCCTGAGCCAGAAACTCATTGCTTGAGCCGGTAAACTCACCGGTTAACGCATCAAAATTGTATACAGTGATTGTACCGGCTGATTTAGCCAGGCCATTTTTATCGAGTGTTACCTTAGCCATTACGCAGCCCTTACGATGTAGTTAAACGCCACGTTTCGCGGGCGGATGAACCAGCGCGCCCTTGACCCTGTGGATCCAAATGTTGGCAAGTTACAGACAGCTTTGTTTTCTGCTGTGTTGAATAGATTTTCACCATTACCAAGCTGAATAGCTGTAAGTGTCGAGTTGTTTTCAATATTGGGCTGAATCCATGTGCCTTCCTGGAAAGAAAGTAACTCACGGCCTACGTCAACACCTCGCCCGTCATCCCAGCCACGAATAAACTCACCCCGAAGATCGGGCAACTTCAGAGACTGATAAACCTTTTCCAGCGCCGGATAGGCGGAGGCGCTGAAGGATGCGCCATTGCATTTCAGCCATCCCACAGGGGGTACAGAAGATGCACAGGGTAAAGGTATGCCAACCGGCACGGCAGAGCCTTCGCCCAAACCGAGGTTTTTGAGAACGTCGGCAATCAGCCCGGCGTCTTTGATTTCCGCCAAGGCATTGGCAATCTGCAGGTACTGGCTGTGTGGGTTTTTAGCATCGGTGTGCGCTTTCATTAAGCTGTCAGCGTAGGCTTTCACCTCGATCACGGCGTCATCTACATACTTCCGCGTTGCCAGTACAACTGCCGGATCAATTTTCAGCGTGACGGCGCTCGAGCTGTTCACGATTAAAATCATGCGCACGGTCTGCGTCCGGCCGCAGCCTTCGGCCAGCTGCGGCTTGTAGGTTTCCGGGCAGTTAGCAACGGCAATCAGCACGCCGTCGGCGTCATACAGGCCAATCTCGCGGATCCAGAAACCGCCTTCGCCTTCCGGGATAATCTGCTCTGCGATAATCTGGCTGCTGTTTGCCGCGTCAACGGTCAGCGAATTAAGCTGCGCGCGTCGCTTCTCGCCAATGAGCTTTGTCTGTGCCGCATCA